AGGCATCTTTGCACCTGGAACAATCATCAGTGCATTCGGCGGAACAGGTTCTGGAGGAAACGGAACGTATAACATCAGCGAACCTGCTTTAGTTAATGGAGCACTTGGTGTTGGTAATAACTTGATTATTACTCTTCCAAATGTAAATTATGCTCCTCATGCTAATCCAATCAACGTGTATTCCTTTGCCCTTCAACCCGAAGAACATCAACCAAGTGGAACCTGTAACTTCTCACGCATTGACACAACCACTCTTGTCTTCGATAGCATTTCTACTTCGGGTATCGCAAGACCCACCAAGGCAACACCATTTAACTTCCGAATGTATGCAGTGAACTACAACATCTTCCGAGTCATGTCTGGAATGGGTGGACTTGCATACAGCAACTAAGAAGGCAAAACATGATCAATAACAACCTTGAGGTCCTTTAGTTCGGACTTCAGTTTTTCCAAATATAAAATAGCATCCATGTGCTCCTCTTGTGCATGAACAATCCACTCAAGGATAGAAAGGTCCTTACGATCAAGGTCCGTTCCATACTTTGCTTTTCCAAACTCAGACCGTTTCTTAAACTTCTCAATTACGGCGGTTACAATGCTGTCCATTTTATAAGTAAGAGTGTCAATGCTGAAAATAGCAGTTGTTCTTTTTGTGATCGCAATTGTCTTGTGGATTCTTTCACATCCTCAAACAAGTTTCCGAAAAGAGGAACCCACTACACGTTTGTATTCGGAAGGCACCCGTGAAGTCCTAAGGTCTGTTGGATCATTATCGGCGCCAGATGACCCTTCCCAGGACATTTTACGTGGTCATGACCAAGGATATGACCGATTTCGTGTGAGATAACGTACTGACGATATCCATTCAAATCTTGACCGCTCTTTGCAGACCCATGTTTCCAATTCTCTACATTGATTCTCATTTGCTTTCCTCCTAACTCTGCACAAGACAAGGTGTCATCACACCCTGCCTTGCGAAGACCTACTTTAGAACTAAGATGAATCACAACTTGCGGATTCCTCTTCACTTGAAAAAAACGATACCCTTTAGATTCCCACCCATTTGGATCTGCTAAACAGATTGCTACATCGGTTGCAAACTCTTTCAAAGAAAAATCCACATCTGAATCTACGACCACGCTATAGGTGATACGCTTCATTGATTTCAAGTGTGATTTTTAATCAACTGCAGAATCAACCTCCAGATGCTTCATCAAGGTATTCATAATTAACGCTTTAGTAGAATGCTTCATACCTGTATGTTCTAATACAGATCCTATCCATCCACCATCTTGCCACATGAATTCAATCAATATTTCAACTTCTTCAGTTTGCGTTAATCGTATCAACCATCTATGAAACTCTTTTGTGATTTCATACTTCATATCGGGAAAGTTGAGTTCAGTTAGTGCTTTAGAAACAGTTTGGTCCATTGTATATGGTTTCTATTGTCATCAAAAAAATAATTCCATTTTAAATAGTAAATGTATTTCCTATTTGAAGCAGTTCTTGTTGGTTTGTTGTTATTGCCTGTCTTCTGGGTCACTGAAAAAGCGGGATTCTCCAAGTGGATCACGGTGTTTCTCGCAGGTGCATTGTTCCATATCACTGCAGAGTTGACTGGAATCAACAAAGCCTATGTTCTAACAAAACACTAGAGAGTTCATCATAGGTTCCATAACCATATCCACATAAATGCCCTACAAATCGGTCACGTTTTGCTTGTAAATACTCAGTTCCTTCAATTATTTTTTCAAAGAGAACGAATGCATCCACTATTGAAACATAAATTGGTTTAATATCGGTCCAATGATTGTGAGGTAAAATGTCATGAATACGTTTGAGTGAGTCATCATCAAATGGTACACTCAACTGGATGAGTTTGTCTAACAGATTGATTGAGATTGTTTTAGATTTATACGCCATTGTGTTTAAGAATTACTTATTTGGCAAACTCAAATCTGTTTTAAAAGATGTCTCGCAACATGTTCGACTACATTGACATTCACTGAATTTCCTAGTTGACGATATGCGATGGCATCTTTTTCAGGTAGAACATGCTCTTCTGGGAAACTTTGAAGACGAGCGCACTCGCGAGGTGTAATGTATCTTGCTTTGGATCCTACAATTGAAGTTTGAACAATCGCAACTAACGTTGGAAAGTCAGTTGCATTCTTGACTCGGATTCCAGATTGTCGTAATTGAATGTAGTGATTGTCAAGAACCTTATCGGTCGGTTTCATAACACCTGCTTGCCATTCAAGTTTCGCATAGACCTTGCGTTTTTCAAGAACCTCTTTGTGTTTTTCCATCCACGCATCCCAGATAGGTTTATGTGCTTCGTAGAGTTTCTTGTTCTTAGTGATGTAGGTCTTCTTCCACTTTGCAATTCCTTCAGCATCTGGGTCTTCTTTGAAATACTCAAGAATGATTGGGACACCTAGAGCAGTTCCTGCTAGAACTGGAATCATTTCATCCCATGCTTCACAGACTTGTTTGAATTCAGGTTTGATATTGTATTTTGTTTCAACTTTCTTGTCTAAGATGACGACCTTTTCCTTCACAGGTTCAGGTGGAAGTGTGATTAAACCGATATCCTTTCGTACTCCCATGAAATAGACACGTTCACGTTTCTGAGGAACTCCAAACATGTGTGGACTTAGAACTACATGCTTCATATCGTATCCAAGATCATCAAAGACTTTTAGAATAGTTTCAAAGACAGCACCTTTCTGAACCTTGAGAATATGCTTAACGTTCTCAAGTAGTAAGTATCGTGGTCTCTTTGCCTCTACGATTCTTGCAATTTGATAGAAGAGTGTTCCTCGTGTATCTTCAAGTGCACCTCTGCGTCCTGCGTTTGAGAAGGGTTGACAAGGAAATCCTCCACAGAGAACATCGTGGTCGGGAATGTCTTCTGTTTTCAATTGATAGATATCACCGAACGGTCTCATTCCAAAGTTGCGTTCATATGAATCTTGACAGTTCTTATCAATATCAGATGCAAGTACACATTCACCTCCTAAATTCTCTAACGCACGATGAAATCCACCCATTCCACAGAAAAGGTCTACAAATTTGAAAGGCATGTAAAAAGAGTTGTATTAAAGAAGTGAATATCCATTTTGAAGTTAAGCGAGGTTTGGTAAGTGTGATTCGTGAACTTGAAACTGCATAGAACTTGAATGAAGATTTCCCTTACCGCGAATCTCAACACGGTAGTTCTTCAATACTCCACCTTCTTCTACTACGAGTTTGTAAAACATCTTTGCACATCCTCCAGTGTAAAGACTTTCATTTTCAGTAAAGGATATAAACCTTGCAGAATCAGGACCTAGTTGTTTGAGTGAGACTCCATCAAATTCCCAAATCTTCACAGGACAGTCTAGACAGAAGAGATGTTTCATTAGTTGATTTGGAATGTTTTCATCCAATGAAATGACCTCTCGTATTGCACTAAAGTATGGATTATTACGATCATAAAATAGTGCATTGACTTGATTTCTATTCTCATTTAAGTGTTTAGGAAATCCATTCTCAGTAAGAAACTCCTTGCGAATTCTCTTAACTCGATTACCTGTATCCTTTTGCATCATGCTCTCCACACTAAAGTTAGTCTTTGTAGCGTTAGTGGTTGCTTTTATTGAGATGCCCATTAATCTTCCATCTTCCATCTCTAACCATATATCTCCCTTTGCTGTCTTTCGATCAACTCCTACTAATGCAGGATGGTCAAACCGTGTCTTTTCCAAAGCAATGACACGTATACAATTCTCCCATTCAGGAGATCGTAATGCATTGAATCTATCCATTAATGGTTGTAGATTCCCTTGTGTCAAGAGATTTGCTCTAAATTGTTGAAACTTTGGACAATGTAACCATGAAGGACATTGTTCAACTGTCTTTGGGTCTACTCCAGGTAGTTTAATTAATAATGCATATGCGAGTTCAAGAGGATTACAATCTGCATTTCTTCTTACCATCTTGATTTTAGTATCTTAAGATTTGTGTGTTCGTTTTTCAACCAATGGTTGCCTCAGTGTTATGTAGGACTTGCCTACCAAATTTCTGACCCGATTAAATCCATTTTCCGGATCGTCCAAAATGGATTTGATTCGTCCAAAATAAGTATGGTAAGTCCTACATACGATATACTGTGTGAGGTAATTGAGATCCAATTATAAAAAAACGAACAAATCGCTAACAATAAGACAGCAAACAAATGAACACTATCTGTGACATTGAAACACTCTTTGAAATGGTTGAAGTTGAGAGAAATGACCTTGAGATGTATCTAGATAACCTTGTAGATACAGGGTTTGTGAAGAGAATTTTAGATCCGGCAGATAACGCCTATTTTAAGGCAAAAGATGGACTTTCCTGGTCTGATGCAGTACGTATTGACTGCGAAGTGAAGAAGCAGATTTTGCTGTGTTTGATTGAGAACCCAAAAACATTCTTTGTGCTCTACAACACTCAGAAGGGGAAATTGAAGATTGCATCTGAAGAAATCCGTTCTTGGGCGTCTGTTGAGGGTAAGAGAGTTGTTGGATTCATGATGGTGGATAATGACAAGACTCTTGCAGATCAGTCATCAGATGGAGTGCGTGCTGTTGTAGGAGATGTAGCGGATATATTCCTGCTCAGCAGCAACAGTGGAGACAGCATTGGAGACATCAAGAACAAAATTGATTCCTACGCTGCATTTGGAGGAAAGATGCCAGTGATTGTTGCACTCAACAATACGAAGCAGGTAGACAAGATCACCAAACTTATGGACCATATCAAAAAGCGCATTACAGATGGGTGCTCAACTCTGCGTTATGGAATCGTCTTTGATGAAGCAGATAAGATCTATCCCCCTGTCCGTGAGACGTTCAGTGATTACTTGGTGAAAGATGACAGCGCACTACATCGTTTGGGGTTTGTAACTGCCACAGAGGGAGACCTTATGGATGCAGAGTACCCTGAGTGTGCTAACGCATTCATGCACCCTGTTCCTCCTGGCAACCCAGATTACAGAGCAATCCACACTCAGGACGCAATTATAAGGCACGTTGTTCATCGCAGCAGTGTTGGAAATGATGCATATGCAGAAGCAATCATCACGAACCCTGAAAACAAAAATTACTTCAATAATCAAATTCAACTGAAGAATGGAACCATGGGATTTCGGAAGGTAATCGTCAACGGAGGATCAAAATGTGCTTCAATGGAAGCGTTTGCGATGAGACGCATTGCGGAAGGATCATATGCAATTACCGTAAACATGAGTGGAGTTGTAGTGTACAGAGCAGGGCATGAGAAGAAAAAGTACTCCTCAAAGGGAACTCGTTTTGGTCAACTCCTCTTCAAAATTTATAAGGAGTTAGGACTGCACAATAAACCGCTCTTCATCATCGGTCGCAGAAAGGTAGATCGTGGTCTAGGGTTTCACTTCACTCCACGTGACGGATCCGAAGGTTTAGTGTGGACCGACATGATTCTTGGAAGAGTAGACGACAAGAGCACTGCTGTTCAAAAGGCAGGACGTCTTGCGGGAGTTGTTGTACACTGTCCACAGTACTCAGGAAGTTTGACGTGGTGGACAGATGAGAAGACTGCCTCTATGATTTGTAGGCACAACGATGTCGTGGATGTCGCAAACAGCAAGAAGGGTTGTTCATTGCTTCAAGCGTTTGTTCGAGCAGAGGTAGAAGTTCCTAAGACACCAATTCCAGAGACTAAAAATGACGTATTGATTTCAGAAGAGACATTCACTTCAATGAATGAAGCAAGAGAATGGGGAAGGACACACCTTGATCAATCGCCTTCTGTCTTCATCCCATGTGATAGCGAAGGTAAAAGTGGAGGACAGACTCACTTCCATTACAGAGGTGGACTCAGGGAGATTACTTCAGAGAAGTCCACTCGTGAGTCTAAGGATATAAGTTGGGGTCAAGGAACCTTCAAGGAAGATAAGAATGAAAAAACAAAAACAGGATCACCACGCGTATTCCCTGTTAGAGTGGATACCGTACTCAAATTCATCGTAGTGTACAAGAGATTCAACATTAAAGTCTAAACCCCAAAACCAAAACAAAAATATGAAACTAATTTGCCACCAATTTGAAACTTAACTTACACCACAACCCTCTTTTTCCATTCCACCCCCCATAATATCGTCCAAAATGGATTTGATATCCCCAAAATAAGTATGGTAAGTCCTACATACGATAGTGTGAGGCGTGAGATATACACGATAAAAATGTTACTAATTCCCTACAGCGTTACCATGCGAAAGTTAGGATACGTCTTGGACACGTCG